ACCTAATATAGCAAGCATTGTTCTTCTTTGAGCTAAACCAAGTTTATCTAACATAGCAATTACATCTTGTCCAGATGCGTTAAGTTTACCCAATCCTTCTATAAAGGCTTGAGCAGCTAGTGCAGGATCGTCACGGAAAAATACTTCAAAAGATTCTTCTGTTGTTCTACCAGACGCTTCTGCTATCTTTCCAAATAATTCTAAATTCTCGCCACCCTGTATGACAGCCTGATTTATAGATTGAAACACACGAGCTACGGCAGTACCACCTGCTTGAGCAGGAACACCAATGGCCTGTAAGGCTGTTGCAAATGCTAAAGCATCTTGTGTTGTAGCCCCGACCTGAGCAGCTGCTTGTTGAATACGCAAAACAGTAGTCATTATTTCGCTTTCAGTAGCAGCGAAGTTGTTACCGAGTTCAACTATTGTTGCACCTAGATTACTAAATGTTTCTTGATTAGTACCCGCAATAGCATCAAGCCTTGCAAGTCCCAATGCGGCGTTTTCAACTGTTAAGTTAGTAGATATTGAAAGATCAGCAATAGTCCTTATGAAAGATGGTAAGTTTTCTGCAAGAATACCTAACTGACCACCAAGTTCACCAATTCTTGATAACTCTTGAGTGTCAATAGGTGCTACCGTACTCATCCTCATAATAGCGTCGGCTAATTCCGCAAACTGTTCCTCAGTTGCATCAACGGTTTTTCTTATACCCGCAAAAGCAGACTCGAAGATCATTGCTGCTTGTGTTGCTTTGAATAATTCAAATGTGATACCCGCTAGACCAATCATTGACGCAGAAGCCATTGCGTTGATTCTTTGCATATTTAATAAAGCAGGTTTAGCGGCGTCCTCTGCTGCGTCAGTTGCAGACTTTATTGTTTTTTGTACACCACCATTTTCAGCAAAAACATTTACGGTAATATTCGCGGCGTTAGCTCTAGGCATCTTTCCTTATCCTGTCTTTTTGATCTTTAATCATACTATCTATTGAAGTAGCCACTCTACTTTTGTTGGATCTACCTCTGCGTTTATCGAACTCTTCTTTCCACCAACCTTCTGGTGGCTCTTCAGGATTGTTTGGATCTCCACCCTCCTGTAAGGCCAAGTATTGAGGTGCAAAGAAAAGCGATTGTTCTAATGGCATTGTACCAAGTAATCTATAAAATTTACGCCATTCCAGATCCAAAGGATCAGATAGATTATATATTTTGTTGAAGTCACTTTCTACATCAGCCCACCTGTCAACGATGTCGATAGGCTTGAAAGTTATTTTGGGTTGTCACCCGACTCTTCGGTTTCTTTAGGGGTGGTAAGATCTCCACCTAAACCGTATTGTTCTAAAAGAAAAGATGATATTTCTTGTAGGGTTTCAAAATCAACTTTGGAACTAATCTTTTCTAGGTTTTCTTGACCGAAAACAGATTTAAACCAAAGTGGCAGGTTTGACGCCGAAAGCGAGCCATCCTCTTCCAACCAAGTCATTTGATTTAAAACAACTTGTGCTGATAAGAACGGGGGAAATTCTATTTCTTCCCCGGCGACTTTCACGATTACCGGATCGTCGTTTCTCGCTTCCTTAGCGGCATCAAAATCTTTATAACGCTTTGTACTCATATTCCTCCCATCTGTTAAGCATTACTATTAGTTAACACTTCCTTCTGTTGAAGCGTTAGTGTTATCAATTATTCTAAATAGATTCTCTTTTCCATTAGTTGTACCAACTGATGTTGAAGAGGTATCAGGAACTAGAATTTTAAATTCAACGGCAACAAGCACCTTTTGAGGAGCTTTTTGATGAGCCATTGAAAATGCACCGACATTAACTGCTCTAGGGATATGAATATGTCTAATCGCACCATTCGGACCTTCTGTCACTAAAACTAGTGATTTTTCAGTAAAGTCGTCTGTTGAAGGTGGGACTAAAGTGTCAAACCCTGAAGCAAAGTTAGTTGTGTCGTCTTCGGTAATTGTTCCACCACCGAAGGCTTCTTTAATACTTCCCAAGCTTGCTTGCGCAAGTGTTCCGGTAAGTCTTATTTCTTGTGCAGTTTTCACAGATTTAATTGGATCAATTTCTTCCGCGACCATAATGTCCTCGAAAGTCTTATCATATTCCAATGTCCATCCATCCTCTGAATAGCCGACATCAGCCCAACCTGAGGCTAGATCAGCCCAAGCTGTTGCTGTTGTGCTATCTTGCGAAGGAAAGGCTAAGCCTTTTGCTCCCACATAGAGGACACCTGTTCCAATTAGAACATCTGATATTGTACCTGAAGTATTATAACTTGTAGTAGCCATACAGATTTCTCCTAACTTAACTTATACTTATACTTTTAATATGTTTGCAAACATATCTTATTCTTCTTCCGAGCCATACCACTCTTCAGACTTGTCTTCTACCTCATCCTCAATAAATGAAGTGTTGTCCACTAAATTTATGACTTCTTTAACCGGTTTGACTTCCCAATCCTCGCCTTCTGCAATAAGTCTAGGTATGCTTAAATCATTCCATAGACGACCTTTGGATTCTTTTAGTCTTTTCCAGTCTCCGCCATTAACTTCCGTCCACTCATCTTTGGTAAATGTTAAACCAGATACTTCGTCGCCGATTGTATCAGCGGGATATATTGGATTAACTTTAACTTTTATTTTTGCCATTATTTACCTCAAAAGTAATATTAGAGGATTTTTTTTGAGTTTAAGGTTTATGCAGTATAACGATAAGTCATATTTGTTGTAATTTGAAATTCGGCTATTTGTCGTTCTCTATTTTCTATTCTGACAGGTGCTATTGCTATTTCAAAACCGTAAATTACTGCATTAACACCACCACTAGATAAAACTTCTACTCGACTTTCAATAAATAATTCCTTATATATTATTTGTGCAATATTGCTTGCAGTTGAATAATCTGGCTCTGGTTTTGTACCATCTCCACCCCAACGACCTGCATATACATAAAGAGCTAAAGTAGCGATATTGATCGGTGCTTGAGATTGTGGATTGCTTAATAAGTTACCCTGATTTTCTATAACTACAAAAGGTAGAGTTGGGTTTTGTGGTAGCTTTGTAGCTACTCTTTGTGATATTTGATCTGTAATTGAAGTCTTACTTAGCAACCATGTCCTCAAAACTATTTCAGGATCTGGTGGCATATTTGTTGCGTTATCTACTCCGGGCATAATTAATCCTCATCTCCTAACAAGAAGTCTAATAGACCTGATGGATTTTTTATTTGATTTTCAAATGATATTTCAAAATCGTCTTTTTTAGGTGGATCAGGTTGATAAGAATAAAAGTTGTTTTTATCATTTCTTACTTTACCATTTACAACTAACTCATAACCCATATCTGGAAAGTAGGCTGTTAATGCACCTTTGATACCTTTACCTAACCAAGCTCTATTTTTAGGTGGAGTGAAAAAAGTATTATTAGGCTGATAATAACCACCGTAAACAGTTTTCCACCAATAAGGTGCTTGATCAGCCTCTTTACTTCTATTACTCGCACTAGACCCAACAGTAATTTTACCAGACGCGACACCTCTTTTTGGTGAGTAGTTTATACCTCTAAATCTAATTGAATTTCTTAAGTTACCTGTTTTAATTGGCGCACCGGGTGACTCTCCACCAGATATACCTAAAAGGTTAAATTGTATATCCTGCATAAGCTCTGGTAATGAAAACTCTTCAATAGTAATTTTTTTACTAGCCATATCTTTTAAAGATTTTTCAAATTCTCTTTCTATACGACCACCCTGACTTTTTGATAATTGTTGTTTCATATAGTCAGTCATGACTCTTCCGTTAAATTCAATGTCAATACCAACTTTATAGTTGTAATGATTTTGAACTTTCATTGTCGCAAATTTTCCATACATACGGTTAGCAATACGACTTACAGGTCCCATAGTCTGTGGTATTAAAGTTTGACCAATTCGTCCTGCTATACGACCGGCGACACGCCTTTGTATACGCATCATAGGTCCTTGACCTCTCGGCGTTAAAGATTTAAAGTCAGCGTTAATACGAGCAAAGTGTAAAGCATTACTCCTTATAGGTCTTAAAGTTCGTGATAAAACATCTAAAGATATTATGTCACCTGCGCCAACAGAGGTTTTGTAAAAAATATCTCTAAACTGTTTGTCATACCTAGCCATTATTGACTCTTGCGTATTGTAAGGATTTTTATTAGTGATTTACCATATCTATTTTTTCTCTCTTCAATTCCTAAAATGTCATAGTACTGAGAACTAACATTAACTCTATTATTGCTTGTGACTGATACACTTGCGGGAATATACAACTCGAGTTGATCTACTAATAATTCTGTTTGCTCTTCATCTTCTGAGCTGTTGTTTAAAACTATCCTACCTTTTGTTGTGGTTGAGGTTGACCAAGATGAATTTTGTAACCCTCTATCATCAACAGTATTTGAGGAAATAGATTCAATAGTTATATCTTCTTTTAAAAGGTTGTTGTAATTGTAAGACATACAATCACTTTAGTTTAAATGTCTTGGTTTTTAAGTTTTTCCCGGAGGGCGTCCATAGCTTCTTTTTGCATTTGTATTCTTAAAACTCTATCACTTGGCGTTCTTTTGCATAACTTACAAACTTTTTGTCGTCCATCTTTATATTTTTGTGAACGAGAAAATTGTTTTATATCTAATACTTCAGCACATTTCCTACATTGTTTTGTGTCTGGAT